TTTATATATTTAATTTTACACTCAAACTGAGTAATTGTCAACCATATTTAGATTTCTTTTTGGCTCTTGCACATCTAAACTACAGTTACAATTTTCTTTTTGGCAAATAATACTTTTGGATAACCAATCAATTTGGTCATGGTTTACATTACCAACGATACCATTTTCTCTGCACATACCTCGATAAACCTCGTCGACTTCAATGACCAAAAGATCTTTGCCTATATCGCATTCCCATCCTTTGAATTTATTAAATCCATGTTCAACAAGATATTGAGCAGAATTAATTACAGAGGTATTGTTATCATAAACCAGTTTCATGTTTGATGAATACCACGGAACAGTTTGTAGATACTTAATTTTTTTTAGAATATTTCTTTTATATAAATTTGTTTTAACATATAAATTTTTTTGTATTGTGTTTAGTTGATCTAGAGTGTAAGGTTGTAATTTTGACTCGTCGCTAATTGGTTTGAGACTACAGATTGTGTCTGCTTGATCCAAAATCAATTCAAAATCTTTTATTGCTTTGGCAAATAGGTGCTCGTGATGTTGAGTGGTTACAAACATTGAAACATGAGTATTGGTCTGTTGTAGTAAATTGTTTACCTCAATAATATGATTTGGAGTTTCAACTTGTTCTGGATGATATGATAGGTATAATCGGTCAAGAACATTTAAGTCGGCTAATTCTTTCCACCAGCGAATGGTTCGAGAACCATTGCTAATCATACTTGTAAATCCTTTTTTATTTTTTATATATTGTAAAAGATCTATTAACTTTGGATATAGAGTGGGCTCACCTCCAGTAAATTGGAACCATACGTGTTTGTCCGTATCAACAAGTCTATCTACTAATTTTATATAAGATTCGTATGCTAAAGGTCTTTTAGTGCCATCTTTAAAATTATCGGGACAAAAACTGCAATTAAAATTGCAAACATTGCTCAAGCGCCAGTCTATAATTTTGGTATTTCGTTGAGAATGTTCTCTTTCCAATTTAATAGGAATAACTTTGTTCATAAAGTTATTTACAAACAACAAAGGCCCTTGCGGGCCTTTGTTTAACCTTCCATAGCAGTAATAATGAACTTGCCAAACTTATCGTGGAAACGATCAAAGTTAGAAAGTTTGGATGCATCAAACGGCAATTGATAGTTAGTCAACGCAACCTTAGCACCCATAACAACCAATTCGGTTGGGAAATTATCCATCATAAAGCCAAAGAAGTTGTCTGCCATTGCATCCCAATCTTTGGTCTTCTTTTCGTAGGCAGTTTGAAGTTCGTAACACATAGAAACAGTCAGCGAGTACATGGCAGAAATTTCTTTAATGTCACACTTCTTAACCTTACCGACCAAGATGTCTTCGGGCTTAGGCATCTGTTTGGCAACCTTGCGGTGAGCCATAAACTTAACAGCCAACCCTTCACCAATGGCACCTGCAACCAAATCGGTTAGTGTGTTTTCGGGCAAGTCGTCATCTTGCAACAGCTCGGATACAAAACTCCAAGAACGAGGAGTAGCAAACGCACGACTGGAACTTTTTGGATCAAAGTCATAAAGGTCTTGTTTGGCAAAGCCAACATAACCAACAACCTGTTCGTGGACACGGTTAGTAGTAGCCCACTGGAGCCAATCTTCATAATCGGTCTTGAGCTCGATGTGAACAAAACGGTTTGCCAACGGAGCAGGCATACGATAAGTAACACCCTTGTCAGTCTCACGGTTACCTGCGGCAACAATGCTAACACCCTTAGGAAGGATATAAGTACCTACACGGCGGTTAAGGATAAGTTGATAAGCGGCGGCCTGAGTGGCAGGTGCGGCAGAGTTCAATTCGTCAAGGAACAGAATTGCTGTACTGTCCTCGTCGGTAGGCAGTTCACTAGGAGGTGCCCAAGTCATTGTATTTTCGGCACTATTGTAATAAGGAATACCTTTGATATCGGTAGGTTCCCAAAGACTCAAACGGACGTCAATAACCTCACGACCGAATTCTTCGCCGATTTGTTTGACAATGTCGGACTTGCCAATGCCCGGAGGACCCCACATAAACACCGGGCGCTGAATCTTAATACACTTGCGAAGTGCTCGTTTTGCCTCGTTAGGCGTAACAGTTCGAGACGTAGAAATTTGCTCTGCCATGATAATTCCAAAAGTTAGTTAAGAGTTGTCATTGATGTTTGTTGCATCAATGTATATATTATAGGGTAAAACTAGTCTTTTGTCAAGGAAGATTTTAAACTTTTTGCCTTAGCGTCCGAAAAACGTACAATGTTGCCAGAAAACAACACAAGTTGTACAGCCATTTTATCGTTAAAAACATACACATCTTTTTTAGATATGTACCACGGGCAGTCTATAAAATTATCCAATCTAAGAATCAATTGATTGGTATAGGTTATTTCGTTATCAAACCGAACTCTGTGTGCTTTGAAATGTTTGGTTAGATACGCAAAGCCTTCGTCTGTTAATTTTAATCCTCCGTTTTTCTTTAAACGAGGATTTTGCCACCATTTGGGCAATAATTTTCTAATTGATTTTTCGTCAGAGCCTAATTTTTCTTGCTCTGCTACGTATTTGGTAATGTCAAACTTTTGAACCATCAGTTAACTTCTCACCTGTAGTTAACTTATAAACTTCAAATTCTTTAGAATTGAAAATTTTATTCAGCTTTTCTGCTAGATTAATAGCGTGTCCTCTATTAGAGAAACTAACTTTTTTATATTTAGGACCAACCTGTTGTGCAACCATGCTACTAGTTTTTAGGTTAATTGGTTTGCCTTGATAAAAAACAGCCCAAATGGCCTCTGCATCTAAAACTTGTTCTGTTTTATATGTTTTTTTATTGGTTATTTCCAATAGTACAGTTGGTTTTGGTCTACTCATTATATACGCTGTATTTCAAATGTGCGTATATATTTATGCCTTTACCATTAAAAATTTCCGCCGTTGAGCTTGATGACAATGTCTTCTTGTACTGTATTTGCTGTACTTTCGCCGGCTACTCGGGTCATTACAATACTAAGACTGTTTTGAAGATCTGTAACTTCTTTAATGGTCAAAGTAAGATTTTTTTGATTAGATTTAATGGCTAATCGTGCTTTTTCTAGAAATTCTTCTATAGGTAAAGTATTAAGACTTTTCATTTTTGATTAAATTGGCCAGAGCATTTTTCATATCGGCTTCTGTTTTATATGGACCGTGATATGGATAACGTTGTACGGTGATTAATTTTGGACAGAAACTAGTTGCCCACCCTTTACCTCTAAAAATAATATAGTAACCTGCACAGTATCTGCTTTTACTTTTTGGACTTTTGGCAAACAATGGAAGTTTATTTTTTACACTATATACAGGCTCGTAGGGCTTAGTTCTACATGGATAATCGTATATTGAATGTGTTTGTTGATCAGAATCTTTTTTGACTTTTTTAAGATTTTCTTCAAAAATTTCAATGCCTAGTTCTGCTTTAACTTCATTTAGATTTTTAAATCCAAACGTCTTTCCTTTACGAATAAAAGAATATCCTTTTTTATCTTTAGTAATAGCACCAACTTTCTTTTGGTTTTCTGTTACTAGCCATTCCTTGTTAGGAACTAAAATTTTTGCTGTATTCATTTGATCAACCCTGCATCTGTCTGTTCGTGATGGACATGTAGTTTCATACGGACATGCCTTAAGCCGTATATCTTGCGTTAAGTGGTTCTGCATAGCTTTGCACCTGTTCACTAATCTTTTGCAGGTCAAACTCCGCACAAAACTTCATTAGCCTAATGCCAACTTGCGGAATGTTTTTCTCTGCTTCTACTGCTGTTTTAATTGTTTCTTCTATAATGTATTTAATCTCAGCGGGCTGTGCAGTTAAGTCACAAAGAACAACATTTCGATTATAATCATCTAAAACTCTGTGTTCCGCGCCTTCGTGGTCTGTCCAACGCTGAAGCATGAGATTATTCCACGCCCATCCTTTGCTGTCTCTATCTGCAAAGGCTTCACGGA